TTCCATCGAGCTGTCAACCATTCTTGGCTGCCGTGCTTCGGTTTTGGTTCTGTGTGTCTGTTCTGCATATGGTTCTCCTTCCGTTGCAGATGGTTTACCTTAGGGGTGTAACGAGGTTGTGTCAAGAACCTTGATGTCTCGGACCATCCCTACTGGGATATGGATTGCGTGGATTCCTTCGCCTTTGCAGAGGGTTTGCCAGACGGTGACGTGCTGATCTTTGGAGCCTGGTTCCCCTACCGGTATCAGGAATCCTACGGTGTCTACCAGCATTTCGCCATCGTCTTCATACTTTTCTAGGTCGAGCCAGCCTGCGTCACTCATGTGGGTGTCGGCCCATTGGACGAGGACAATGGTTTTATTCGTCTGAGTCATCGGTCTTTTCTCCGCAGCGTGGGGTTCGTGGGATTACACCGTCATAGACGCATGGGCAGATCTTGATGTCACGACCCATAACGCTTAGTTTCTCTTTTGATAAGCGCTGCCGTTCCTTGCTGTTCTGCTTCGTCTTGCAGGTCTGGCACTACGCAATCCCAACAGGTTCGTATCTTCCAGTTTGGGCACACAGAGATGTGTAGACCCCAATTTTTCCATCGGCGCAACCGTTGAATTTCGTCGGATGCTCCAAAGCAGAGTTCCTGCTCGTTGCTCGTGTATGGAACATTGTCCAACAGTTCAGTTATATCTTTACCAGACACGGACGTTCTCCTCGTAGTGTTCTTTCGCACCCTTCGGGTCGCCTTCCTGAAGATACTCGTGCATGATGCCAGCGATGTCCTTCCACTTCTGCACCTCTGCGTCAAGCTTCTTGATGTGCTCAGTCATAACGGATAGCGGGTCTTGCATGGCTAGTCCAACCAGACTGTGTACTCGGCTGTCGTTCGACCCTTCACAGGATCCACGAAATGCAGACGCTGGGAGGGCTGTCCGACTGCTGCGATAAACGCACGAGCGTACTCGTTGTGTGACTCTGGTGAACCGGTCACGAAGATGCGACCAGCGTTAGCCATCGTGAGCGTCATCGGGGTGTGCCAGTGCCCCATATAGCAGTCTTGGAACTCCTCGACCACACCCGTAGACCAGGCGTTCACTTTGCGGAGGATGCCGAACGCTGGAGTGTTACCACCGAACGAGTTGATCTCATCACCATGCACCAGCAGTGCACGATAGGAACCGATATTCACTATTTGATACCAGTTCGATGACATCTGCCAACTCACGTTCTTCAGATGCGCGGTGCGCTCAGACGCGATGCGATACGCCATACGGTCGATGTTGTCACCGGCAGGCATATCGCCCTTGCGACCCAACCGACCGTGGTTGCCGTACTCGCACACCACATGAACCTTCTCAAAGAACCCAGCGAGTGAAGCCACCATCGTTTCCATCACCGAAGTCGCCTCAAACAACTGCTCAAACAGATGCGCCTCAACCTCGTACGCCTGTCCTGGGAAGATGCCGATGCCTTCCACCATGTCGCCACCAAACATCAAAGTGCACTCCTTGACGGGATGATCCGCACGTTGGATGTCGGTGAGCGTCATCACTTTCTCGGTGAACTGCTCGATTCGTTTCGCCAGCGTGGACACACCGAACGACACGGTGCGCTTACCCAGCTGCCAGTCCGTAGCGTGAACCAACGCAACCTCGGTCTTACCTTTGCGGGTGTCCTTCTTGAATGGGACAGGTTTACGGGTTGGGGTGGCACGGGCCGCGTCACGCGCAGCCTGATACACCGCCTCCACCATGTCATCCGACCGCTTCTTCGCACGAGCTTCCTTCTGCTGTGCAGTCTTCAACGCTGCACGAAGATCAGCGATCTCGGCCTCTAACTGGATTTCGCGTTCAAGCGCCATGACTGTATTCCTTTCGACGATAAGTAGCGATGGATGCGGCAGTCAACTTGATTCCCCTGTTCGCGAGCGCTCGACTTATCGCCCCAGCAGAAATGCTGTGGTCGTTGATCGCCGCCCAGAAGTCGTCACGATCCTCGTCGGGTAGTTCTTCAGCGATACTGAAGATGAGCGGTCTGCGACCGCTAGTTCCCTGCGCTTCTTTTATTTCGGTTAGCAGACTTCCCTTTGTCTTGCTCACGCTGTTCTCCAATCAATGCGTTGATCTTCTCGATTACATCCCACAACGCATCAGCTTGATCTCTTGCCGGTGTCACCCTCAAAAGACTGTCGCGAATGAGTCGCAACTCCACCATACTGAAGTTCTTTGCCATTGTCTAGCACCTCCCTAAGAGAGGCAAACCCTAGTGGTTCTCGATGTGGTCCGTCAACCTCTCAGAAACCTTATCTATCTTGGTTTCTACGCTGCCCTGCTTCTTGTAAACCATCTTCAGCATCCCCATCACAACCTCATGATCTGAGGCGTTCTCCTTCTTGAACTTCTGGAGAAGGGTGACTATGACAGAAAAAGCACCAGCAACAACGGCACTAAGAAAGACAGCCCACCCAGCGTCCACATCAAGCTCCCTGTGATTCCTTCCACGCCTTCACCCGTTCAGGCACATCATCGCCTGCAACGTAACGCAGATGCCACGGCTCCGACGGGAGAACTTCCCACGAGAAACCGAACGAGGTCGCGTTCTTGGCGAGCCATTCCAGTCGTGCACCCGAAGCGTTGGCAATATCGATTGCGATGCCGTAGTTGTGTTGGCTCGTGCCAGGGACCGCGAGTTGCGCCATTCCCTTCTTCAGATACCACGCCTTGCCTTTGTAAATGCGTGGCTTCTGCTTCATCAGGGCTGGCTTCGGGTTGTCGGTGTATCGCTGGAAGAATCCGTACTCCTGAACCGCAAGACTGCGATATGTATCCGCTGGGCTAGTCGGGCTGAGGTCAATACCTTCTGCGTTGGCTGCGGCGTCCATCGCCTCATATGCATCAGCTGCGCAATGGTGAAGCATGCCCTTGCCCTCAATCTTGCGAAGAAGACTAGGATCCAATTCACCTGGCTCCACCCCTTTGAGGTGTGAGCACAACTTCACCTTGATGATCGGAAGTTTGGCGATATCGACCTTCGCCATCAGCCAGCAGCCTCATCCTTCTTCTTCGGTGCACCAGCACCAGAGAACGCGGCTTCGATTTCTTCCTTCGTCAACGTGCCATCCACGCTGAAACGGAGAAGCTTCTCAACGACCTGCGCACACGCCATCACGCCAGCAAGGGCAGCGGACTTCCACAGTTCAACACCGATGATTGCGCCACCAGCGACCGCAGCCAACGCTGAGGAGCCGAACAGGGCGAAGATACGGAAGATGATGTTCTTGAGCTTGTCCATTTCAGTCTTTCTGGGAGAGGGATAACGCTGAGTGCAGGATCAATGTTACACCAGTTATCCACAGGGCTGAACGGAGAGTAGGCCCAGACAGGGTGATAAGCACCATGCCGGTACCGGCGTAGGTCCATGAGTTGTCGCTCAGGAAGTTGAAGAATTTACGCATCAGCGCCGTATTCTAGTACCTGCTGCTGCGAGCGTTACCCCTGCTGTTACAGCGATAAGTGTGCGTCTGGTGCCGACTGGGATGTTGGATCCGAGGGGCACATAGTCGTCTAAGCCTTCACCAAAAATGTCGATCGTGTCCTCGAACGCTTCACGTACTTCGGCTGGTGCATCCTGTACCGCTTCGATCAGGGCGGCAACCTGGGTGTTATCTAGTTCGCTAACATTCAACGCCTCGAAGATGGCTTCAGCCTGCTCTGCGCTTGCTACTGCAAGCACCTGTGGGTTGGTGGCAAGCTGGGCAGCCTGCGCAGGGGTCGGCTCAGCAGACGCATCCAGAGCCTCTAGGAGCGTTTCAGGGGTATCAATAGTGCTGACAGGGGGTTCGCTCTCGTCTACGGGGCTTACAGGAGGCTCTGCGTCGATTGTGGGGGCATCCTCGATGGGGATATCTACGGCTGGTTCCTGTGGATCCTCCACCACATCCTCCTCGAACGGGGGTAGCGTGTCTACCGATGTTTGGGTTTCTGGAACTTCTGGGTCTGTTACTGGCGGTTGTGGTGCTTCCGTTGTTGATACTGGGGGCACAGTCGTGGAAGGTTCAGTCGTGGCTGATGGCGGTGGAGGTACCCATGCTTGTGTGGTTGACGTGGCAGGTTGCGACGTACTCGTAGATGAACTTGTTGTTGTTTCCGGTTCAGTTGTGGTGGTGGTGGACGACGAGGAAGTAGTCGTCGTGGTAGTAGGCGGGTCCGTGACAGGGACAGTCTCTGGTGGGACAGTAGAAGTAGAGGTCGTCGTCACAGGGGTGGATGCTGTTGTAAATGCCCATTCTGGAACGATCTCCCAATATGCGTCGTCAATCTTCCATGCGAGCATATAGCAGGTACCGCCACCAGCCTCAAAGAACCAGCCATCCAACGGATACAAACCTGGCATAACGGACAGCGTTATGGTGCTCGACCACGAGCAACCTTTCAAATCCCAAGTACCGACTTCCTGCCCAGCGATACTGACCGTCCCACCATCATCAGCTGCCACCATGAACTCAATCGTTTCGTGCTCAGGCAAATTGATGAACCCGCTGTAGTGGACCATGAAGAAGTCCCAGTCGCAGTCTTGGAACGGTTCGCCATCAAAGTTGCGGTTGATGTTGTTTTCTACCTCAGATCCGCAGGTGGGATAGATGTCGTCTGAGCGTTCCGGTGGTATCTGGTCAATCGTGTAGCCGATTGCGTTCAACCCTGGTTCGGGTTCAGCGCTGGCTGGTTGTGGCAGTAGTGCAAAGAAGGCGACGGGAAGAAAAACTATCCAGCGACTAGCGCGTTTCACTCAGGGTCAGTTGGAAGTTCTGGCGCGACAGGTGCCTCGAAGTCCTCGGTGTCCTCGTTATAGGTGAAACCGACACCCGCATACGTTTTGCCTGCGGTGTCGAAGAATGTTTCAACCCAGCGACCTGAATAGCGGTCTGGGTTCTCAGCCATGAACTCTGCTGTTACGACAGCAACATTTGTCACCACATTGTTGTCATCGAGTTGAG